CAAACACTTTTTTATATTTTAAAAAATAACATATATAACATAAACATGATAAGTATATACATTTTAATATTTTTTTTAAAAATGTTCTTTGTAATAATTTAAATATTTATAGAACTCAATATCAAATTTAATATCACTAGTGTTAATATTCTCTAAATCATTGATATTACATAAAACTAGATTTATAACTTTTATATTCACTTAAATGAATTTTATTTAAACGCTAATCATCACATTTGTTGATGATATAGATTGCTTTACAGACTCAACTAAACCAGCATTAACTCCAGGTGTCATTGGAAATTTTGCATCTATTGCTGTTGCTAGCGTAGATAATAATGCAAGTATAGGTTCTGCTAAAACAGCATGAGAATAGGGCCCCGGACCAACTTTAGTAGTTTGAGCTCCATTAACTATAACTTCATCTGCTGTAACTTCAACTTTTGAACCTGCCGCAACATTAACCTCATTTTTGGTTGTAATGTTTGTAACATCTCCATCCATTTGAATAATAGAGTCACCGTTAGGCGTAGATAATGTTATCATTGTATCAGGAGTAATCTGAAACTTTGATTCTTTATAATAAACTTGTATTCCACTTTTTTTCTGAAAAATAATTGTCACATCTTCATCCGGGTCATATAATAAAACATGAGTACCTTCATAATCATCTTTAATTCTCTTTATAAGTTCAGTGTCGACATTCTGAATGCTCGTATATTCTGGAGCATACTGATCTCCATTATTAAATTGAACTCTTACAAAATGACCAACTTTAGGAACTGACAATGAGCCAGATCCATTTCCAGCAAATACACCCGATATAAGAGGTACTGCCCATGGACAATGTTCATCTTTTATTCCATCATGAAGGCCAAATACTCTTACTTGGCACCTTCCTGAAAATGTTGGATCTTTAGTGTTAATAACAACTCCTATCCAATCATTATCTCTATAATCATGCTCTATAAAATCAACATCTGGTGTGTAATCCATTTTATTTCTCTATTTTACTATTAGTTGCTTTACTTGGTTCTGGTTGTTTTAATTTTTCATCTTCAATTTTTTTATTGATTACTGATGTCGGGCTATATTCTATAATGTTTGAGAGTTCAATTGTCTTTTTTCTAATATTAGATTTATCTTGTAATAAAGACGAAGAGATCTCACCCTTAAGTTTTTCAGAAGGAACTGCCTTTTCAGTTTCAACAATTTCTATCTGATCATTTAGTTTATTTGAAGAAGTTCCTTGATATAGTTTATCACTTTCTATATTTGTTGATAATTTTGAAGATGGAGGAATTTGAGACAAATTATTTTTAATATTATTATTTAATTTGCTAGATGGAGATTCGTTATAAAGTTTTTCAGATTCAATTTTTCCCGAAACAGCATTAGGCAAAATTATAGGAATCTGAGCTGTTTCAATGTTATCTTTTTTTATTTTAGATTGTTTGTTAACAATTTCAGAGTACTCATCTGCATTATTTAAACTCTTCTCTACATTTTCTTCATTACTTGAAACTAAATTAGTTGCTAATGAATAATCTTTTATTTTTTCCCACATACCTTTATCATTTAATGCAAGAGTTGCTCCTGCTACTAATAATTTAGTTTCTTCATCAGTAGCTTTAGATTTTGATAATTTTACTAATACTTCTTTTAACATACTATCTGTAGATATAGGGCCATTTAATTTCTCAGATGGCGCATTACCAAATTGTCTGCTATATTCATCTACGCCTTTTCTTATTAATCCTAATGCTCCTACAACATTTTTTGCTTGTAACATTAACTGTATTTCATTGAAAGAAACTCCTAATAGCGGAATATTCATCATTTTAGATTTATCTATTATTTGATGAACTTCATTTTTTACATATGATTTTCCAAATGAAAGCGCATTACTGACCCATGTTGCAGGTTCTGTTGGTTTTACTTCTATAGGTTTGTTTTCACTTTCAAAAACGTTTCCTATTTTAGCTCCATAAAAAGTGGTATTATTAGCGTTTTCATTATAAGGCAATCCTGAAGTATGTTCTTCTTCTTGCGTATCTATATTTTGCGCAATATTCTGCATATCTTTTATAGTAGTAATATCCGAAGGCTTTTCTTCTGTTAAAGAAATAGATTCATTTGTTCTATCTATTCCATTAAGTTTTCTATCAACTAAATATTTATGTTTAAATAATGGATATATTTGAGTTTCTTTAACATTGCCAACATTTATTGAAAATTTTACAGTAGCTTGTGTAGGTTCAGAACCTACATTTAAACTTTCTAATTCAGAAAAAGATATATCGGATAGATTAAATTCACACATTTCACATTTTATTTTCCATATAGGAAATGTATCATTTAATATTTTAAGAGTCATATTTTTTGTTTCATAATTTGTGACATTATTCCATGAATGAAAAGTTCTATATTCTGTTAAATAAATATCTAACGTAAAATATCTCATCATATCGGGAAGAACCCATCTTTGCCACACATCATCCCAAACAATTTTCCTATAAAGATTTAACAAATAACTCATTTTTAAATCTACGCTTTCTAAACATGTTATAGTTAGTTTTTTATCTACTATTCTTCTACCTTTAGTTGTATCAATTTTTAATAATTCTCCTACTCCTTCTATAGATTGAAAGTAATATGGATATTTTTCTTGAATAATGTTAAATTTATTTATAAAATCTATTAACATTTTTGCTCTAATTGGTTCATTGGAATCATATAGATATTGAACTGATGAATATAATAAAGGATCTGTCTTATTATCTATGATATTTGAAGATTTTTTAAGTTCTTCTATATTTGATGTATTAAATAAAGGATGCGGCATTACATCAAAACTTGCAGAATCTGTTGCATCGTTATAAGTTTTATCTCCATTACTACCAAATATTAACCTAAATGAAAAATATGTAGGCTCATCGTAACGTTTATTAATCTCATTTAATAAAGGAATTGTGTTAACACTTCTAAAATCTTTGTATACAGACATATCTTTAAATTTATTTTATGAAACTTTTGTTTTTATTGGTTCTACTGGAACAGGTGCGGGCCATTCTCTTCTAGTTAAAATAAATTCTTGTGTAAAATTACTTGTTATTTTACTTTTTTGTGTGCCGTCCCATTCAAGTGTGAAACCCTTTACTATGTACCAACCACTGTAAAATAAATCTAACATTTCATTAAAATTTGAATCTGGATTAATAGCCATAGTTTCAAATGTATCTGTTCGAATTAATGCTAGAGGAATTCTATCATATTTAATAATGTTAAAATTGTTTCCTATTACTTCTACACTAACGTTTAATTTATCTAATTCTTTGTTATTTATTAAGTTTTGAACAATTGCTACTTTATAATTTTTATGATGATTTCCATCCCATTCTAAATTATCTTTTTCTGGATTACTTATTGTATATTGAATTCCTAACCAAGGAAATTTTTGATAATATTCTGTAAATGGATAATTTGCTCTTCTTAGTTCATCATTATTTTTATCAGGGACATATGATGCTCTTCCTCTTAATAAAATTGTTTTATTAGTTTTTTCGTTATCATATGTAGGCTCAACTGTAACAGCCCAATATTTTTCTTTCGTTTTATCTTCATATAAATGAGCATTGTGTTCAAATAGTTCACATGTCATTTTAGTTCCTATTTGAAATGTTATAGTTGATGATACGTTAATAGGTTTCCATCTCTTAATATAAAATGAAGATGTTTTAAATTGTGAGAAATTTGAAAAAACTTTCACAGTTGGTATAGTGGATTTTTGTGATGTATCTGCACCATAATGAAAATTTTTATCTATATTACTCACTAATGCAGCTATTTCAATTTCAGATTCAGCAGAAATTAATTGCTTATTAACATTTATAAAATTTAAGTTGTAGTAAATATCTATAAATGATTTGTAAAATGAGTCATTATCTTTCCAAGCTCTTTGAGTTATATGATTAACATACATATCACCACTAATATTAGCCTTTAGCCAAATTTGTTTGTCATTTGTATCATCTTCATTTGAGGCAAATCCTAATTTATATCTTTTTGCGAAATCTTGTAATGCATAATAACTCGTGCCTTCGAATGAAAAATCATTAATTTGACTTTTTAAACCTGGAATAAATAATTCTCCGAAAAATGTTATCATTATAGGTGCTGTAGTATCAGTTAAATTCGGAGAAACGTGAACACCCGTTATAACATAATCATTACGTATTATTTTTAGTGCATCTGTTGTATTTCTTATTGCTATTGATATTATATCTCCATCTTTAGGCATATTTTTTGCTATAAATGCACTATGTATCATCAAAGCTGTAACAGATATCTTGGGCAAAAATCCAGTACAATCAATTTTTACAGATTGTAATTCATTTCTAGAGAAAATGTAATCATTTATTTTAACAATAGGATATTCTACAGATGCAACATCTTCATTTTTTTGATTACCGCTCCTTTCATCGGCTAGAATTGAAAGTTCATCTAATTCTAAAGTTTTCTCAAAAACTGTTATTATTTTATAAACAGCTCTTTTTTCTTGGGGCGGTTTATTTAATTTTGTTGAGTCAGGAGGTTTTATAATATTAATAGGTTTATTCATTTTATTTTTTTACTTTTAATGACAGTTGTTAAAAATTCTGATTGAGACATTCCATTTTGTAAACATGTGTTTGCGTTTTCTCCAAAATAAACTCTTCCATTTCTATATGTTATTTGTGTCTCATCTTCTTTTGCAATATTTGGAGGAAGAGCGCCTTCTTCAGCTCCGCCAACAATTGGTCTATTTTGAAATGTTGTATCTCTTTTGGGAATTTTAAGAGGATCTATGTATTTATAACTATTTCTAATTGCTTTAGCGCCATCAACATCTATGCCCTTAGGTTTTGAAATAATAGGTTGTATTGAATCCAATATAGGAATTAATATTAAATCTCCCTCTTTAATAGAAAATGGATTTGATATTCCATTAAATTTCAATATAATTTCAGCATATAGAGAATTATTATATACGGCTCCAGATATTAAATCTGGTCTCATTTCAAATTCTTTAGGAACTTTATATACGTTATATTTTATATAATTTTTATTTTTAAGATCAAACATAGGTGCTGTTAAATCTTTAATTTCTATTTTATCCGGTCTTAAAAATGTTGGCTTTCTATCTAAACTGTTTAAAAACATATGATAAATTTTATTTTATTGTAGAGATTTCATTGCAATCCAATCAGCTGTTCTATATGCACTTCTAAATATTTCATTTGTATTTGCTTCAATTGTCGAGTTTTCAGAAATTCCTAAACTAAAACTTGCTCTGTTCCAAATTGTTACTTCACTGCCATGATTTGAAGGCTCTTTTCCTTTAAGTTCTTGAGAAGAAATATTTCTTCCTGACATTCTATTCTTATATACTATACCAGTTTTAGCGCCCGGTGCAGTTCCAACTTGAGTACGCGTTTTAGTAGCTTGATCTACAACAGTTTGATAATCTGCGCTACCAAGAAATGATTCAGGAAGACTATAAATTCTACCCATACCTCTATTAAACATAGATTCTATTGCATCTCTATCTCTTGCCATAGCATGTTTAAGTGTTACAACTATTTTTATTTCTGTTGGAAAATCGTCTGGGCCCAATTCATCATTGAACTCAACTGATATATTATCACATACAAGATTTCCTATCATTGCAATTGGATTAAGAGGATTTCCTATTGTAAGATGCCATTCTCCGACAGGCTCTCCTGTTAATATAGCTTTCATTCCTGTCATAAACGGAATTTGTCCTGCACTCTTTTTTGCCATTTCATTTGATATTATGTTTCCAATTCCTCCGCTAAATAAGGACGTTAATGCTTCGAATCCTGATCCTTTTTCTCCACTAAATAAATTCGAGAAAAATCCTTTAACGCTTTCTAATATATTTGTTCCTGCACCTAATATACTTGCATTTTTTCCACCACTACTCTGTTTAGATTCAGATCCTCCGTGTGCAAATTGTTTTATTACAGTCATACCCCACTCTATTGGTTTTCCTTGATACCATTTTTCTATACCCTCATCACCACCAAGAAATGGATACATTGCCGGGTTTGCCATAAATCTATGCGCGCCTCCAAAAAACACTGCTGTAGCAGAACCCATTACTAAAAAATTAGATAATATGTCTAATAAAACTGCCTTAGGATTAATTCCACCTACAGGCCTGGCGACATATTCAAATGTAATATTTAATGATTCTTGATTGAAAATTAATCCAGGTTTACGTTTTTTTACACTATCTATTCTATTTACTGGCCCTATTATTCTATTTTCATAGGGGCCATCTTTATATGGATCTGGAGGAAGATGGCCTTTATCAAAAATGTATTCTTTATTAAAATTTCCGCCCGCAACATTAAGCATTTCAGCAAATTTAGCCAGTCCTCCATATAAACCGGCCGGGCCTGCATTATTATCAGGTACTGATTCGGTATTAGCCTCCCAAACACTTGCTTGAACATCTTCCCAAGGAAAACCCGTTGTGAATTTAAGAAGAGAATTTAAAGAATTTGAAGTTCCTTCTCCGAAATATGTTACTGCAGTTGCCATTGGAGGAAAAGATACATTATTTGGAATTGAACCCGCATCTTCTTTACCTCCAGTTTCAGAACTTCCTGGATTAGTGTTACTGGTCATTCCGGGAAAATTTAAATTATCTAGTATAGGAGCTGCGTATCTTCTAAGTGTTATTAATCTATTATTTTCAATTTTTTTCCAATACTTACAAAATACAAAGTCTGTGAAATGATATGGCGTTCTTCCATAAGGATCTCCATTTCCCCAAGATATTAATGCTGAAGTAGTTGGTGTAGTTGATACTCCAATTCTTCCCTTTATATCTTCATCAACTTCATACCACTTTCTTTGTCCCTTTTGATTTACTAAATTATTGCCACCCTTTGATCCATATAAACGAATTAAAGCATAAGTATTTTGAAGTGCTGGAACTCCTTTATAAAAATCATCTTTAGACATTTCATCATATTGTCTAGAACGAGCTCTTTTTAAATCTTCTTTATTTTTAGCTGTAGAATTTTCTATAGCATCACTTGTTATAATATATCCAGTTGTACTTAATTCTTGATAATTTAAAGAATAGGGAACTATTAAAGTTGGATGATCATCATTATATCTATGCGCTTCAAATCTACTTAATCTTCTATCAAAAGGATCTCTACCAGAATTTATATTTTCAATTGAACTAATGTTTGTATTTTTGTTTTCATTAGATTTATCACTTGCTTTCTTTTTTTGAAGACAACTTTTAACAATTGATTTTGCTTCTTCTTTGTAATTTCTCCAAACCCAATCAGCCATTCTATTTACTTCAGCAGAATTTTCTTCATCGGTTACATCAATTGATTTAGAATGTTTTAGATTATATTTCTTAAGAGATATTTGTGCATTTATCTCTTTTACTACAATGCCGTCTGGTAATACTTTTCCAGATGCTTGAATAATTTTTTTATTTTTATTACTTGGATCATCTAGATATTTTTGTACATTTTGCTTATTAACTTCTCTCTCATTTCCCGGGTATCTAGATAAGTAGATATTGACAATTTTATCTCTTATACATGAATTTTCTGAGACTAATAATTGAAAATCTGCCCATTCATATACTCCACTTATATACTTATCATCTAATGTTTTTAAATATTCTTCAAATTTACCCATTTTTTAGATTTATTTTTATTTATATATTCAAAATAAAAGCTCAACCATACTATGATTGAGCTTTTATTTTCTAATTTTCATTCATTTATTTTTTCCATTCAATATCTTTCATATACGTTATTTTTTGGCATTCAATTAATCTAACTCTTTTAATAGTTGGAAAGAATATAATTTCATCAAATAAGTGATATAGGTGTTCTAATTTAGGAACATTATAATCATCCATTAAAACAACTTCACTTATTGTGTCTATTTTCGATAAAACATCATATAAATTTAATATTAAATCTTCTGATATATTTGAATTTGAATATACTATGCCACGCATTCTTTTAGATTTAGAATATGACTTAATAAGCTCATTTATCTTATTACTTATAATAAATGAGCCATATTCATCTATTGTAGAATATGTGTATCCATATTCTTCCAATATATCGGGAACATATATTATATAA